GGCAGGTAAAGGCATTGAGGGGGATGAAAGCACACATTGATTCTAATCTGATCAGACTAGCTCAGGGGAAGCGTCCTGAAGTTTACAAACTAGCGATAGCGAGTGGTCGGGGGATCGGCAAGTCAGCCTTCATTAGCTGGCTTAATTTGTGGATGATGTCATGTGTACCGGGGAGTACGTCGATAACGACTGCGAATACGGAGCAGCAGTTAGTGTCTCGGACGTATGCGGAGCTAGGCAAGTGGCATACGATGGCACTAAATTGCCATTGGTTTGAAAAGACCGCTATGGCTTTGAAGGTACAGCCTTGGCTTGATCAGTTGTTTAAAAGGCAGTTAAGTTTGGATACCAAGTATTACTATTCGGAGGCGCAGCTATGGAGTGAAGAGAATCCAGACGCTTTCGCCGGGGCACATAACATGTCTGGGTTTATGTTGGCGATGGATGAGGCATCGGGTATCCCGTCACAGATCTGGGATGTATCGGCTGGGTTTTTCACTGAGCCTTGTTTACATAGGTATTGGATCGTTATGTCCAACCCTCGTCGTAATAGTGGCGCGTTCTTCGAGTGCTTCCATAAGCAGCGGGATTACTGGAATCGGTTGCAGATTGATTCTAGGTCGGTCGAGGCTATCGATGCGGGGTCATTGCAAGCGATCATTGATCAGAATGGCGAGGACTCGGATCAGGCTCGTGTCGAGGTAAAGGGGGAGTTTCCGAGGAGTGGTGAAAAGCAGTTTGTGTCTCGCGAGCTAGTAGAGCAAGCACAGACTAGGGATATTGTTAAGGATGAATATGCTGGGTTAGTTATGGGGGTGGACGTTGCGAGGTTTGGCGATGATAGTTCTGTTGTATGGTTTCGTCGTGGGCGTGATGCTTCTTCAATTGCTCCGATTGTTATTCGAAATATAGATAACATGCAATTGGCTTACGAGGTGGCATCGGCGATTGAGAGGTACAAGCCTGAAGCGGTGTGCATCGATGCGGGGAATGGGACAGGGGTGATCGATCGGTTACGGGACATGGGTCATAAGGTTCATGAGGTATGGATGGGTCAGAAGTCGCCGGAGGAGGAGTGGGCGAATTACCGTACATGGTTATGGAACGAGATGCGGTCGTGGTTATCTGGGGGATGCTTGCCTGAAGATCAGGAGTTGCATGATGATTTGATTGCGCCTACTTACAAGTATCAGGGGACATCGGATCGGATACGATTGGAGACTAAGGAGGAGATGAAGTCTCGCGGTCTATCGTCGCCGGATCGGGCCGATGCTTTGGCGTGTACTTTCGCTGTAAAGGTGTCTCGGACTGACATTCCGACATCGTCAAGGAAAAAAAGGGCTGTTAAAGTTGTTGGATCAGATTATTCTATTTTTAATTGAGGGGGAAAATTTATGAGTAAAGCTGGGTTTATTCCGAGAGCGTTAATGGCTGTTCCATCGGTCGGCATGTCAGAGGTGGCAATCAGGTCTGGTGAGGCGATGTCTCGCGATGCTGAAGCTAAGAAGCTGAAGGCACAAGATAAGATGAATGACGAGATGGCTGCTGAAGACAAGCGTTTGAAGCAACAAGCTGATGATGATAAGTACGCATCATTGGTTGGTCAGTCGTCTTTGACTTACCGCCGAGGCCGCGCTGCCAACATGTTGTCTAATCGATCCGCATCTCGCGGATTGTTGGGGCTTTGATGAATAAAATAGGCAGTAATAAGGCTGAGGAGATTCTAGGGAAGTTAGGCCAGATGATGAATCATCGGGTTAATTTCGAGAATCAATGGAATGAGATTGCCGAGCGGATCATTCCTTCTCATGTGAATACTTTCGATATGTCTGGCATTACTACCCCCGGCCAGAAGAACACTGACAAGATTTTTGATTCGACTGCGTCTATTGCGCTCTCTCGGTTTTCAGCCATTGTGGATTCCTTGTTAACTCCGATGAATCAGAAGTGGCATCGTTTGTCGTCTTCTAACCCGTACATTAATCGTGATCGGTCTGTACGCTTGTGGTTTGACGAGGTTACGGACATTTTGTTTCGCTATCGATATTACCCACGGGCTAATTTCGTGTCTCAGAATCAGCAGAATTTTTCGTCCTTGGGGGCGTATGGTTCGGGCGTTTTGTTTACGGATCGCTTGAAAGATGAAATGGGCTTGCGGTATCGCAACATTCACTTAGGGGAAGTTTATTTTGCTGAGAATCATCAAGGGTTAGTGGACAAGGCAGTTCGTCGATTTCGCTTAACTTACCGTCAGGCTGAACAGATGTTTGGAGCTGAATTACCGGAAGAGTTAAAGGTGAAGGGTCGATCCTCACCGGAAGAGGAAACTTTCTTCGTACATTGCGTAGAGACTAATGAGGACTATGATCCTACTCGTGTTGACTATGCTGGTATGAAGTTTGCGTCTTATTATGTGTCTGAGGTTGGCAAGAAGGTTGTCGGACGAGGTGGTTATCAGACGTTTCCTTATGCTATATCACGTTATATGCAGGGGCCGAATGAAGTGTATGGCCGCTCTATTGCGATGGATGTTTTGCCGACCATTAAGATGTTGAACGAGATGAAGAAGACCATGATCAAGCAGGGGCATCGCGCCGTTGATCCGATTCTCTTGGTTCATGATGATGGTATTTTAGATTCATTGTCCTTGGTGCCGGGGTCTGCTGTGTCGGGTGGTATCTCTGCTGATGGGCGATCGTTAGTGGGTACTTTACCTTTCGGTAACGTGCAATTGTCTCGCGAGATGATGCTTGATGAGCGTCAGACGATTAATGATTCATTCTTGGTAACTTTGTTTCAGATAATGGTTGAAACTCCTAACATGACTGCGACTGAGGTAATGGAGCGTACTCGTGAAAAGGGAATGCTACTTACTCCAACTGTAGGTCGTCAGCAATCTGAATACTTGGGGCCTTTGATTGAGCGAGAATTAGATTTATTGTCTCAGATGAATTTAATTCCACCTATGCCGCCGTTATTGCTAGAAGCACAAGGCGAGTACACTGTTGTTTATGATTCGCCTTTATCTCGTGCGCAGCGTGCGGAAGAAGCTTCGGGTCTTATGCGTACTGTAGAAAGTGCGCTACAGGTTGTAAACGTAACTCAGAATCCAGAACCGCTTGATCATTTCAACTGGGATGTTATCATTCCTAAGATTGGATACATCAACGGAGTGCCTGAAGAATTTATGCGTCCTCAAGAGGAAGTGCAGAAGATTCGTGAAGGACGTTCGCAAGCTGCTGAAACTCAGGAAGCAATTCAAGCCGCTCCTGCTGCTGCTGCGATGATGAAGGCCCAATAAAGGGGATTGATTGGAATTTTTAGAAAACGTCAAAGAGAAGATCAAGGCCGTACTAGGTGTACGCCAAGCCGATTATCTGACCGTATTTAATTTAGATTCACCACAAGTACAAAATGTGCTTCGTGATTTAGCTAGATTTTGTCGCGCTCACGATACAACATTTCATCAAGATCAAAGAATACATGCACTGATGGAGGGACGCAGAGAAGTATGGCTGCGTATTCAGGAACATCTTAATTTAGATTCCGACAAGCTATGGGAGCTGTACGGAGAGGGAAAAAGGAGAAATAGAAAATGAGCGAAACAACTACGACTGAAACTACTGGCACAACTACAACCACGGCGGCACCTGCTGCTTCGGTACCTACTGCAACAACTCAGACCGAGGCACCTAAGACTTGGCTAGATGGATTAACGCCTGAGTTAAAGGGCTATGCGGAAATAAAGGGCTTTAAGACCGAGGCGCAAGTTTTAGAAAGCTATCGCAATTTTGAGAAGTTTAAGGGTGTACCACAAGAAAGATTATTGACACTTCCCGATAGCGAGGACGCTGCATTATGGGAGCCTGTATATCAAAAACTTGGCAAGCCAGCTACTAAGGAAGATTACGGCATTAAGACCGGGGATGAAAAATTTGACGGTTTTGCGAAAGAATTATTCCACAAGACCAATTTAAGCAAGAAGCAAGCTGAAACAGTGCTGAAAGAGTACGAAGTGTTTGCACAAGCCCAAGAGCAGGAATACTTAAATCAGAATAAAGTTAAGGTTGAGTCTGAGAAGACTGAGCTAAAAAAAGAATGGGGCATGGCTTACGACTCTAAGATTGAGGTTGCGAAGGTTGCCGCTAAATCTTTCGGCTTAGATGGCGATACTGTTGATAAGCTAGAAAGCGTCATGGGGCATAAGAAGACTATGGATTTCTTGGCTCAGATTGGCTCTAAAATTGGTGAGCATGATTTTGTTTCCGGCAAGACTGCTGGTTTTCAGCCACTTACTCCTCAAGGCGCACAAGCTAAGATCAGCCAACTCATGTCAGACAAGTCTTTTTACAATAGATACACAACCGGAGATAAGGCTGCGAAACAAGAATTCGAGCAGTTACACAAAATGGCATTTCCAAACAGTTGACAACCAAAAAAGTTGAGGGATACTGATTATGTTGAAACGTGATTTGCGACTTGAGTTACTGAAAATGTCCTTTCATCCGGCTAGACCGATGGCAGAAGTGCTATCGAATGCGAAACAGATGGAAGAATTTATTTTAGAAGCAAAGGAAGATGATTGCGTGCAGGAAGCTGAGAAGCCGAAAGCAAAACGACGACAAGGGAACAACGACCCCGTTTGACCGCCCGAAAGTGGGTAAGAGATACAGGTCACGCTTAAAAATGGTGACTTAGAGGCTGCCCCTCTTAACAAGGACAAGCACTTCGATAAATTGTTATTAATTATTAACTTTATATCTAAGGAGATATTGTCATGTCATTAAACTTACCAGATCACTATGTAAAACAGTACGCTAGCAACATTCAATTGTTACTTCAGCAAAAAGAATCACGCCTTTCCCCTCATGTAATGGTGGGAATGCACTACGGTGAAAAAGCATCACCTGTAGATCAGATTGGTGCGATCAACATGCTTCCAGTAACAGGCCAATTTCAAGACAAGATCCGCACTGATGCGGCTGTGTCTCGTCGTTGGGTTCTTCCAAAATCATTCGATTCTACTCAGATCATCGACCACTTCGACAAGTTGAAGTTGTTACTTGATCCACAATCTTCTTACGTTCAAAACGCAGTACAAGCTGCTCAACGTAAGTATGATTCATTGATCATCGATGGAATCTTCGGCACTAACTACACTGGCAAAGAAGGTACTACTCCTGTGACTTTCCCTGCTGGTCAACAAGTTGCTGTCAACGAAGGCGCGGCTTCAAACGTAGGCTTGACTGTTGCTAAGTTGATCAAAGCAAAAGAATTATTGATGGCTGCTGACGTCGATATGGACAGCGATTCACTTTGCTGTGCAATCACCGCCAAACAACACTCTAATCTTTTGAAGGAAGCACAAGTAATTTCTACTGACTTCAATAGCTCGCCTGTTCTAGTCGATGGAAAGATCAAGTCTTTCTTGGGGATCAACTTCGTACACACTGAACTACTTGGAATCGATGGTTCTTCATACCGCCGTGTTCCTATGTGGGCTAAATCAGGTGTTTACTTGGGCAAGTGGGAAGAAATGACCATTGACGTTCACCAAAACAAAAATCTTCGCGGTAACCCATACGAGATTTATGTGATGATGACTGCTGACGCTTCTCGATTAGAAGAAGAAAAAGTAATCGAAATCAAGTGTGCAGAATAATCAACAACTAAAAAAGGAGAAATAAAATGGCTGTTGTAAATGTCGAATCAGGTACGATCACTAACGTAGAAGCGGGTGTTGCGGCTAAGTCGCACGCATACGATTCAAAGTTGCGATCTTTTTCAGGTCAATGCACTGTAACCAGTGGCGATGACATTGCGTCTACATACGCATTTGGTCACATTCCATCTAATGCGAATGTGAAGCAATTGTTGTTATATAGCCCAGACATCGGAACCACTACTATTGCGGATTTTGGTTTATACCAAACTGCTGCAAACGGTGGTGCTGTGGTTGATGCGGATTTCTTCGCATCTGCTGTATCACTAAAAGACGGAGTATTGAACGCATCGGACATCACTCACGAATCAGGCGCATATTCAATTGCTGAATCTGAACAGGCAATTTGGCAAGCATTAGGCTTGTCTGCTGATCCGGGTATCATCTACGAAGTACGCGCTACCTTAACTGCTGCTGCTGACGCAACTGCTGTTATGGGTGTTAAGTGCTACTACGGAATGTAATATAAATTAAAATGGGCTGCGCATTGCCAATGGTGATGCGTGGCCTTTTTTTTGAAAACTTTTTAACAAGGAGAAATAAAATGGCTACAAGACGATATAAAATTAATCCGGGTGAGAGCGAGAACCAAGTCGTTAGCGAAGTTGGTGCTGCTGTAAACTCTGATGCTGTTGAAGTTACTATCGAACTAGCTACCACTGCTGTGAACGCAGACGGTACTACTCGCGGAATTTTAAAGAGCGAAGTGCTAGATGCCCTTGAGAAGATTCAAGGCTTCATCATCACTAATCAATGGCCTCCGGCTTGATTAAGGAGTAACAAATGGCTAACAACGTAACTCAGATTCCGGGATATACGAAAGACTTAGGATTTGTAAGGGTCACAGGCATTTCTAGTGCTACGGCTCTAACGGTTCCAAACGGCACTAAGATTGTAACGGTTCAAGCGGAAGGCCAGTCTGTTCGCTTTCGTAGCGATGGGGAAGATCCAACTGCTGCGATCGGTAACTTACTTGCAACTGGTCAGACACTTCAGTTTAGCAGCAATATCGCTGCTCTGAAGTTTATCCAAACATCTGCAACGGCAACATTGAATGTGAATTTTTACGGAGAATTATAAATGATTGGATCGAATACCTTTAAGGCAATTTTATTTGTTTTGGGGGTATTCGCTCCCGTTTCTGCATTAGCGCAGCCAGCGGTTATAACGGGTGGAACGGGTGGCGGTTCGGGTGGTGCGGTCAGTTCGGTTAACGGCCAAACTGGTGTGGTTTTACTTGATACTGATGCGGTAGCCGAAGGTGTTACGAATCTTTATTCTACTCAAGAAAGAACAGACGACTTTGTAAATAATCTTTTAGTTGCTGGCACAAACATCACTCTTACATATAACGATGTGGCAAACACTTTAACCATTGATGCAGCATCGAGTGGAATCACCACAATTGAAGACGGTGTTACGACGACAACAGGTTTTGGCGCTGACGAGATTCTATTTTCTGATGGCTCAGTAGTCCGTGGTAACGCAAAATTTACTTACAATCCAACTACAAATTTATTTCAAGTTACTGACGGAACTGACAGGTTTCTTCGCGTAAGCCCTGCCGCGAAAACTTTCGCAATTGGCGATCTTGATGGTGCAGGGCCGTACATTGAAAGTAATCTTTCAAGTAACGAAATTCAGTTAGTCGCAACTATTTTAGAAATGGGTGGAGAGAGGTATATATACCCAGCGGTTCAGGGAACGGCTGGGCAAGTTCTTGCGATTGACTCTGTTGCATTGGGTGTAGCTACTTTAGAGTGGGTCGCGGCTGGTGGTGGTTCTATTGAAAATGGAGTCACACCAACAACATCATTCAACGCTAATCAGGTTATTTTTTCAGATGGCACCAATACAATTGGGTCAGACAGTTTTACATATGATGCCACAAGCGAACAGTTTCGAGTCAGAGACTCAAATGGAACAATTTTAGTAGCAAACCC